CCGCTGTGTTTAACGCCGATATCCTGCTCACTCTCGATGTATCCACGGTACGCCGCCTTCTCACGCGCATCGCTGCACGGGAGTTGGATCTTAGAGTACATCAGCGTTAGCTGACGTATCTCTTTGATTGCGTCGACGTTTGGATCATCGAGCAACACACCAGAACAACGGTCAAAGACCTGATCCAGGAAACCTCCGAGAAATCGGGGGAGACCTTGCACTCGATTAAAACCTTCGAATGCACTGGGATCCACGAAACCTTGGTCAAGACATCTTTCGAAGTCTTTTCCAAAGTTCGCGAGGGTAATCGTTAGAAACGAGAACCCTTCGTGCTTTGACCGTCTCTCGACTGTTTTCCAGTCGAGAGTGGTGCTTGTGCGACATCTGATTGCAGATTCCTCTGCAATCATTTTCCACAAAAGGACATCGTCCCTTCGTGGGCGGTGGAGCCGTTGTTGGCTTTTCATAGCCCGTTCTCCTTAACTAGAGGACGTTAGCTATCCAAGCCTACAGCGTTGCGCCTTAGTGGACTAGCGGATACGTATAATATACGTTCCGTCACGGTTTAGAATTTCACGAATTCGCGAAGAGTATTCGGAATTCGGAAGCTCTTGAACCGTGTTTAGACCACTATGACATTCCTTGACTGCGTCCTCAACATGTAGGGGGCACTTAGTTATTGTCCCATTTACTGGGAACATGACCTTCGTACCCCCATGCTCCTCGTCGATACTCGCAAAAGAGAGTATGGCGATGAGCATTACTATGCTGAGAACGAGGAGCAGCCAGTAGACAAACGGATTTCCGCCCCATAGTGAGGTGGAGAATCCGACATGTCGCTGGCGGTCCGAGTTTCGTCCAGCCATGAGGCTTCAATCCCGGAGAGTCTTACGACTCGCCGGCGAGAAGCTTCACGATCAGGGCGTCGCTCGAAGCGGTGAAGAGGGCCTTAAAGCCGTCATACACCTGCTTTGCCTCCGTGGTGCTGTATCCCAGCTGCGGTACGTCAAACACGATGTAGTTTGACATCGACAGTTTGGCGTTCTGCGTCGGGATAAACAGATCCGCGGCGATCTTGGAATGGTCGATCCTGAGGACTCGTCGATTCCTACGCCCGTAGGCGTGGGACGCGGTGAGTCTCACCAGTCCGTCCGACGACGTGTACTCCGCCTTGTTGTTCTGGACATTCGTCCTTGGCAACGAGGAGGTAACCGCGTTGATGGTAATGGACTGGGGATCAGCGAATGCCATAAGCATTGCTCCTATCTGCAACACATGGAGTGCTGCTTTGGTGGTTGTGCAGTGGACCTACACTAGCGGCGCCGGGAAATACCTAGCGCCGCCAGGATCGAGGCCTGGAAGGTTGACAAACCATCCCAGGATACCCCGAAACCAAAGGGGTTTGCCTGTCGCCTCTGCTTGGTTTCAGTAACCAAAGCAAAGGGTCCAGCAGCCACCGGTTTACCTTTAATACGGTAACCCGAGTATGGCTGGAAATAGGTACGACGTACGATGGAATGTTCCATCATGTACCCATAACGCATAACCAGGCCAGCACTGGCAAAGTCGGCGATGTTGTTTATGACATCACCGGCATTTGAAAACCAGTCAGCGGCCCAGCTCCACGGCGTCAGTTCCCAGAGAGTATCTGGGGTTGGTCTCAGGCCGAGTCTATCGGCTAAGAGCGCCAACCTATCTAGCTTATTCCGGCTGTCATATCCGGAAGGCAGATGATAGGTAAACGCTCCTGAGAACCAACGTCGGATCTCCGTCTCCTCGGAGACAAAAACTGACGACGGCGTTCCAAACTGGTCGAAGAACATTGCCGGAACCGCTATTGCAGGCGATTTCGGATTAGTGTTCTCCTCCCATGTATTGGAACGTTTTTCTGTTGGGAACTCGTATCTACGCCTTACGACCTTTCCAGAGTCACGTTCGTATTGAGATGCTATCTCATCGAACTTGGCAATGGTTTTAGCGAAGTCAGAAACATCGCTAATCAAAGGTCGCCACCCGAAAGCAACATTCAAGTAATCCTTACCGGCATTACTTGCAATTTGGTTTCGGGCTTTCCACGTTTGTGAGCCGATCATGTGGGGCAAGCCCTCACGAAAGATCTCTCCAAGCGCGGTAGCGGCAGATGCGGGTGGATGAACGGGGTTGCATCGTGATATTGCCGTAGCTCCCAGCTCGTCGAGGTCATCATTCGATGACGCCGCCGAAGGTGGGAAGTTCGGAAATATACGACCATATTTGTCAGCAACTTGAAGCTGCATCCTTGGAATCAAGATCCCATCTTCAAAAAAGAAGTGGGACTCGATCGAAGGAGACACGCTACCAAGTTGTTCATCCTTGACGTTAAACTGTGATCCGGTAGGATCGCAGTACGTCTTGGTTGAGACAAATGGGCCGCCGATGTCACCACTACCAGCCTTACGAAGTTGGCTGATAGGGTGCCCCTCGGACACAGTAGTTTGTGTCCCCCCTAGGTATGGCGCGGTCTCCGAGTTAGGCTGTTGGACAATTACTTGTCCAGCAGGATAACCAGGAGGCTTTTGGTACCAGATGTTATTACCTGAGTATTTGCGTTTCG